CATTGATCAAGAAACTCGTCTAATATTTGACTAACACGACTCGGTGGCGGTCGTTCGGTATAATTGTGCGACAAAGTCACGGACCACATTTTGAGTGGCTTGCGTGACCCGGTCATCTTTTGTTGCAACACAGAAAAAAAAAATCCAAATTTGATTCGACTAACGTACTTTCCAAGGAATTTCCTTTTTTATCATTCGTACTCGCCAAGCGCTTCGCGCCCCGTTCCGGGTTGGCTTCGTATCGCTTCGCGAAACTACGCGTCCTTGTATAGCATGTGTGCGCGCAAATTGAGCTTGGCGCGAACCTGGTTGGGGGGATCGCCAGGGAGGGTCGGCGGACCATTGGTGGCGCGACCATTAGCGTCTAGAATGTAAGCACCGACACTAAACCAATAATTGGAAAGCACACCTGCTTCATATTTCAAAACTTTAGGGCAGGGTACTTTAATCGCAAATTTCCGATACCACGGAAAATTGCTGGTCTGTGTGTTAAGACGCGTCTCAGACGAACCCGTTGCAGAAAGATCGTCAGAGTCAGGAGCACGTAGCTTATACGTGCGAGTGGCAATTATTCTAAATTCGGACGAATACGGGAGCATGTCGTTTAGAGCTGTGCCATCAATAGGCCTAACTATGGGCGGGTTAACGGAATCATCTTTCTTCATATTCAAAACAAGTGGGGGTGATTCATCGTCAATGTTGCGAAACACAACAATGCGAACCGCAAACGGACGGAAAGATAAATTCGATGCAGAGTCAAAACCATTCGTGTTAACCATACCAGTCAAATATATTGACTTTGGAGTAATGCGGTCACCGATACGTTCATTGGATGCGGTGCCACGAATGACCTCTAATTCATCCATCACGTTGGGCTGACAAAATCCTTGTCTGTCGGCAGCAACGAGGGCGTTGGAGAGGCCTCCACCGTTGACGGTGGCTTCGTTGGCGATAACGACGCTGATACGCTTGGTCTCAAGCTGTTTGTCCATAACAGCCTTGACAGCAGTGCGAAAACGCTTCGCCTTGACTGTGGTAACCGCCTTACGGACTGCACGCCTAGTAACAGGCTTAACAGCACGGCGAACAGGAGCTCGAGCTGGCTTGCGTTTTCCATAGGCCATGGTTTTTCGGTACGATATAAAAAAAATCTCGTCATACGAATCGTCCCGTGCCGGGCCGGATACGGAATTTTTGGCGCCAGACCTGTCCCTCCGAAAAATTCCTATAAAACTTTTGGAGTCCTCGGGAGTCCTGGGTACATCACTCGAATTTCGGTTTTTGCCAGTCGACCACTTCTTGAACAGTCATTTTCCTGAACTGCTGTCCAAAAACAGCGACGTCCTCTATGACGTATATCTTCCATCGATCCATACTTGCGAATGTCAGGTTGGGTAATTCGTTGCTGAAGATGTGAATGTGTGGCGGCTCCATCAACAGCTCTGCTGACTTGCCGTACATCGGGCTCTCCACCCATCCGTTCTTAATTTCTTCGAGTGCAGAAAATAATTCTTGTTGCCTCTCGTCGGACCCTCTCACTCGAGGAAGATCTACCATGTACGCAGTATGCGGTCCTTTCTCAATGACAGACGTTTTGATTTGCGTGGCGGATCCCATTGGCACCCGCGCAAAATCGGGATTCGTAAACCGTAAATACTTCATCAACTTGGATTTGCCAGCGCATCCGCTCTGGTTAAACCACCAAACCATATCACGGTCGTTTGGCGGCTTGGCAATCATGTTCATAATCGCCTGTTGGAACGGCCTTGGTTGCTTCATGCACTCGAGGTCCTTGCCCTCGTACGCAACCTTCTTCTTCGGCCGGAATGTGGAGTCGTACCACGGACCCTCTTGGCGAGTGTCGTCTTTCATAACATAGAATGTCAGTCCACCCTGCGCAATCGAATTGTTCGATTCCGGCAGAAATGTAATATCGCGCCGGTCATAACCACGGCACTCAAACAGTGTAATCATAGTCTCCGTCATCTGCGCGGGGTCAATGATGCCTCGACACTGATAATGCGGTTTGCCTTCCTTGCCACCGCATTCCAGTTGAAAAACCCATTGATCAAGAAACTCGTCTAATATTTGACTAACACGACTCGGTGGCGGTCGTTCGGTATAATTGTGCGACAAAGTCACGGACCACATTTTGAGTGGCTTGCGTGACCCGGTCATCTTTTGTTGCA